AAAAGAAGGCCGAAAAGCAAGGTGATGTAAAGCATAAGAACAAACAGATGGATATGGCGGAGGCTTTTAGCCAGGCAGCTGCTGATAGAAATAAAATAAAATACCAAAAAGCAGGTAGAATAGGGCACGGTGTTGGCTGGAAAGAGTATGGTGATGATTATTCATCACTAGTACGTGACATTGTAAATAAATTTGATAATATTACTCGACTTGTACAGTACGATCAAGCGCCAGAATCTACAAAATATAAAATAATAGAAAGATTCTTTAAAAAATACGGATATCCTTTTGAGTTGTTTAATGATGTAATCACAGCAATTGAAAAAAGAGCTGCTGGAGAAACAAACCGATATAGTGAGCAGAGTGTGGCTGAAAGAGTAAGAGATCCTGAAGATTGGGACGAAGGTAACACAGAACCTCCAAACAATTTTGCTGTTTATATCAACGGCAAGAAATGGAAAGTATTTAAAGGTCGAGGGCGGTATGCCGACGACAATCGTGAACAAGCCCACTATCAACAGCTAAAAGATTGGGCTGCTAAAAAATCAGCATCAACCGGCAAGCAATGGACTGTTTCTATTACAGGCGAAACAGCTACAGAAAGCGTAGAGGAAACTTCTAAGATACCGTTTGCTGGTGCAAAGGTTGGACACAAGGAAGGACCAGCAGGTCAATGGCGTAATGATGGTTCTAAGAAAAACAAACCAGCTAAACCAGGAGACCTTGTAGGCGACGGAATGTAATATGGATGAGCTGGAACAGATCAAAAGATTAGCAGGCATTAATGAATTCAAAGGCTATCAACTCTACGACGGCAGCAATATAAGTATTACAGGCAATGAAAAAGGTGAACTGATGAAAAAACACAATATCAAACCAGGCACGCCAGAATGGTTTCAATTATGGTTTAGTTTACCGTACCTAACAGGAGAAAAACCATTATGATTACAATTACAGAAAGTGCTCAATTTAAAATTACAGATCTTCTTAGTGAAGAAAACAACCCAAATCTCAAACTTCGTACGTTTGTTCAAGGTGGTGGGTGTAGTGGTATGAGCTACGGATTTACTCTTGACGAAGAACAAAATGCTGACGACTTTGAAATTCCTGTAGGCAACTTCATAGTGTTGATTGATGCCATGAGCATGCAGTACCTACAGGGTGCTGGCATCGATTACAAAGAAGACCTATCAGGCAGTCAGTTTGTGATAACAAATCCCAATGCAGAAACAACCTGCGGTTGCGGCTCAAGTTTTAGTGTAGCAGACAATTATCAAGACGATTATCAATTTCACGAATGAGAGCTGTAGAATTTATAGTTGAAAGAAAAAAACGCAGACGCAGACCTGGGTATGCTGCCTACGGGCCAGGACCTTATGGCGGCTATGGTTATTATGCTGGATATAGCGGAGATAGTTCCGGTGGTGAAGGCGGAGGCGGTGAAAGCATTGAGAATGAAGATGCCATGATGGGCAAGATTGAAGACGGCGGAAAAATTGTTCGCATACTTAAAAAACAACACAGCGTACCATTCAGCGATGAAAAGAACTGGCTGCTAATCGATACTGATCCTGCCAAAGGCAACAAAGGTCTCGGACTTAAATGGGTGCCGGCAAGTACTAGATTTACTTGGGTACGCCCTTACAAAGAAACTGTGGATGAAAACTTTGCTGATGGTCGTAATCCACAGGACAAAGGCGACAGCAAGCGACACGGTATTAACACCAAAGCCAGTGTAAGCAGTCTACGTAAAACTGCTAAACAGGGCGGGCGCAAAGGACAACTAGCACACTGGCTAGCTAATATGAAAGCAGGCCGTGCTAAAAAAAATAAATAAGTGTATGAAAATCAAAGAACTTTTAGAAACAGCTACAGCAGGTGCTACAAGTGCCGGTATGGGGGCTATTTTGATCAAAGGGGGTACCGGCTCTAATGTAGGTACACTATTTGGCGGCAGTTTTAAACAGAATAAAACTACTAAAAAGAAGTCTAAGACTTCCGAAGAATCTATTATAAGAAGATAAATATACTTATGGACCTAGAAAAACAACCAGTCGACGATCACGAAGCCAAAATGGCCAGAGCTGAGCTTTATAAGCTCAATCAGTATTCTGCCAAATTGTTTAAGCTAATCGGAGAAAACGACGAATTAGATGGCTGGGTGCAATCAAAAATTACCAAGGCTGCCGATTATATTAGTTCTGTATATCATTATATGGAATATGAAAAAATGGCAGCTAGTCAAGTTGAATCGGGACCTAGAGATTTTGAAGAATCTTTACAAAACGAAGTTAAACAAAGCCTCAAAGAACAGTGGCTGAACAGAAAAAATCAAGGAAACTAAAATGGACTTTAAAGCAATACTAAGCAAACTTGACGGAATGGAAGCACCTCCGACAACTCCTGCAGCCCCTGTGTTAGACAAAGCTGTGCAACTCAACGAAGATGCACAACTTCGTGTTCTAGCTGGACAAACAACTTATGTTGCAGAAGCCAAGAAAAAGAAAGACGAAGAAGTTAAAGAAGAAAAATCGTCTACTGGCGGAACTATTGATCGTTCGAAAAAAGGCGTAACCAAACACACACAAAATCCCAATCGCTTCAGTGATGAACCGCATTCGGAACCTGCCAGCAAGGCTAAATCACAATCAGCTGCGGACAAAGAAAAAGATAAAGCAGCTGACAAAGCCCATGCCAAAGACAGCAAGGACTATGAAAAAGCACACGGCAAAGGTTCAGTAACTCGTGTTAAAGATGGCAAGAAAGTAGAAAGCATTGAGCCACAATTCAAAAGCAAGTTCATGAAGATGGTAGAAGCCAAGAAAGAAGAAAGTGCTGCTGACGCCAAGAAGAAAAAAGAAGATAAGAAAAAGAAAATGGCCAAGATCATGGACGAAGGCGCAAAGCCAGACTTTTTAGATCTTGACAAAGATGGCGACAAGAAAGAGCCAATGAAAAAAGCTGCTGGTGATAAGGGCGGCGACAAACCAGCTAGCAAGAAAGGAATGAGTGCTGCTCAAGAAAAATTCTTTGGAAAAAAGAAGACTGTTAAAGAATCAATCGAATCTAATTTATCATTTAAAGAAATGATGGCACTGGTTGTTGAAAGTGGTGGCCAACAACAGATCGATCCAGTCGATAATCAATTGTGGGCCTGGGCTCAACGTGTTGCTAAAACCAAGATTGGCGAAGGCATGAAAGCTGATGTTTATGCTGGTATGGTCTATGAGCGTATGGGTGGTTCATTTGAAATGTACGATGTGCTCAGCGAGCAACGTAGATAATACTTCCAATAAGTATCTAAAAGCCGGCAATTAGTTGACCGGCTTTTTCTTTGACTATATAATAGTTCTATAGGAGAGAATTATGTCTACAAGAATGTACGGTCCCGAAGAAAAAGCTAAACTTGAGCGTCTTATCAACGAAGGCTCTAATGTGATTCGCGAAATTGAAGATCTGTCAGAGGGTCTTAAAGAAACTGTTAAAGCAGTTGCAGAAGAACTACAAATTAAGCCTAGCATTATCAACAAGGCAATTAAGATTGCACACAAAGACAATTGGAAAGATCACGAGCAAGAATGGAACGATATTGAAATGATTCTCGGTGTTACTAAACGTCTACCAGAATGATCAATACAATATTCGGACCAACAATACAATGGATTAAAGATGACTTTAAGTCTAACCCAATTCGTTTTGTTGTTGAGCTGTTTGCTTGGGCTATTAGTATTGGTTGCAGTATTACTATGGCAGTCACAGTCCCCACTCCGCCGCTTCTTACTCTTTATCCCATTTGGATTCTTGGTTGTGCTATGTACGGTTGGGCTGCTTGGACTAGGAAATCTTTTGGTATGCTGGCTAACTATTGTTTGCTAACCGCAATTGATACTGTTGGCCTCGTTAGAATGATAATTAATTAAATATACAATAGATGGTAAGCTGGGCCATAAACCGCACATTCGGTATTTGTCTGCCACAAAAGACATAGGAGAAAAATTTGAGTTACGTAGACGCTTTCTATAATAGAGAGCAGGATATGATCAATGTTGTTGAACGCAATGATAAAGGCGAACGACATTATAAAGAATACCCTGCCCGTCATATATTTTATTACCCAGATGCCAAGGGTAAATTCACAAGTATTTTTGGACAACCTCTTTCACGAGTAAGTTCAAAAAACGTCAAAGAACATCGCAAAGAACTTGCAATTCATTCAAACAAAAAACTTTTTGAAAGCGATATCAATCCCATTTATCGCTGTCTAGAAGACAATTACCTTAATGTTGATGCACCTAAACTAAATGTAGCATGGTTCGACATTGAGGTAGACTTTGATCCAGAACGTGGCTATGCATCACCAGAGGACGCATTTATGCCAATTACTGCTATTGCTGTCTACCTACAATGGATGCAGACTATGGTCTGTTTGGCCATTCCTCCCAAGACATTAAGTATGGAAGAGGCTAAAAAGCAAGTTGAAGAATTTCCTAACACGTATTTGTTTGATAACGAAGCAGATATGTTAGACATGTTCTTGGATCTAATACAAGATGCAGATGTACTAAGTGGTTGGAACTCAGAAGGCTTTGATATTCCTTACACAGTTAATCGTGTAACAAAAGTTCTAAGTAAAGAAGATACAAGACGTTTTTGTTTGTGGAATCAATTTCCCAAGAAGCGTGAGTACGAAAAATACGGTAAGGCCGCTGTCACGTACGATCTTATTGGTCGTGTACACTTAGACAGTCTTGAACTGTATCGCAAGTACACATATGAAGAACGCCATACCTATCGACTGGACGCTATCGGTGAGATGGAAATTGGTGAAAACAAGACTGTGTACGAAGGTACACTTGATCAGTTATACAACAACGATTTCCGTAGATTCATCGAGTACAACAGACAAGACTGTATGCTGTTGGAAAAATTAGACAAGAAATTAAAGTTTCTGGCTCTTGCTAACACACTGGCACATGAATGTACTGTGCTACTACAGACCACAATGGGTGCTGTTGCAGTTACGGAACAGGCCATTATCAACGAAGCTCACAAGCGTGGAATGATTGTTCCCAATAGAATAAGTCGAGAAGAAGGTTTTAGTAATCAAGCCGCTGGTGCTTATGTGGCCTATCCCAAAAAAGGCATTCACGAATGGATTGGTTCGTTAGATATTAACTCACTGTATCCGTCGGCAATTCGTGCCCTGAACATGGGTCCGGAAACTATTGTTGGTCAGTTGCGTCAAGATGGCACTAAAGATTATATTGCTGCTGAAATTGCCAAAGGTAAATCGTTTGCATCCGCTTGGGAAGGCATATTTGGTTCATTGGAATATGCCGCGGTATTAGAACGAAATGTTGGTCGAGAAATTACTATCGACTGGGAAGATGGCGGAGTAGATACACTTAGTGCTGCTCAGGCCTATGATCTAATTTTTGAAAGCAATCAGCCTTGGATGCTAAGTGCTAACGGCACAATCTTTACCTATGAGAAAGAAGGTATCATTCCTGGCTTGTTAAAACGTTGGTATGCAGAACGTAAAGAAATGCAGGCCAAACTAAAAGATTGTATTGCAGCCGGTAACAAGATTGAAGAAGAATACTGGGACAAGCGTCAGTTGGTCAAGAAGATTAACTTGAACAGCCTGTATGGTGCTATTCTTAATCCCGGTTGCAGATTCTTTGACAACCGTATTGGACAATCAACTACACTAACAGGTCGTGCCATTGCTCGTCATATGGCA